AAGCCTGTAAAGCTATAGCCGTTGCCTGCGGGGTCGGTAAAAATCAGCGTGATCTCTGATCCCGTGTCCTTTGCTGTTTCCACGGCGGTCTGTCCGGCATCGCCTTTGATGAGGATTCCGTTGAAGGAAGCCGTTGAGCCGATTGATGTTGCATTATACTGTTCCTTTATGATAGGCGGAGATCCGACGGTGTCGGAAAGTCCGGCCACTTCTTCTTCTGATATCGAATCGGATGAGCTAAATCCCAGTAGACGCCCGATATCATCGGTGTCTAATGTGATACTCCAACCCGCACTTCTTACTTCTTGAGCCATAATAGTAGTGTTTTAGTGTTTACGATTTATGTTTTGCCCAATTTTGCAGTGATGCTCGTAGTGCGCTGAATAGACCGCGCGCCCTTCATCATCGTTTTCCACAAAAGAAGGTGATGTTTGAATGGTTGTTTGTCGGATTTCGATTCCGTCAAATGTTCCGGTTATATTCGTTATAATTCGATGTATTTCTAATATTTTATCGTGAGCAAAGGTGTAACTGCCGCGCGTCGTTATCTGGCTGCCGAAAGCGTCTTCATCAAACGTATGTGATTCTTGCAGCACAAAACCTGGCTCGTCGTACAGGCATATCGCATTGTCAGGGGTATCCGGCATCGAGCGAATAAACAGATCCACACCTGTGGTGCCTACGCTCAGCGTTGCTAAATACTCTGCAAGTCCGTTTGCTATCATTACAGTAGGTCTAATAGTTCTTGTTTCGTCATTTTTTCAGTGAATGCTATACCTTCACTTATTAGATGATCAACGATTTCATCTTTGGTATTATCCATCGCCACCTCATCGGCGCGGTAAGCCTGCCCGCAATCAATCATGGCCTGTGCCTGTCTTTCTGTGGCCTCCGGCATAGGCTCATCTTTTTCGTAATTTTTGCCGTTCCATATTCGCGTGAATGCTGATTTTATCATAATGTTCGTTTTAATGCTTTTTTTATTTCCTTTTTAAGTGCCTTCGGTGTAAACGTCTTTATCGGGTCGCGCAGATAGTTCTTTTTTCTTCCATGCTGAAAGTTCGCATCTTGCTCATGCCACTTCACGGCATACGGCACTCGGGAGATACCCGTGCCCGGCCCGCCGCCGTAGCTAATCGTCCATTCCATTGAGTTGGCCGGGTTCTGTTTTACCATGCCCGAAGTGAGCAATGTATCTTCATCCAGGGGCACCTGCTGATTAGACTGGCCCAACGTTGCGCGCGCGGCATTGCCCACGGCTTCGCTGATAGCCGCATTCGTCAGCCTCTTAACCTTATCGCCTTCCCATTTTGTCCAGCCACTCATATTGATTTCCCAATTTCCTGTGTAGCTGTGATGCGCCCATACAGAGCTACAACAGCAGAGACCGCCATACCAATAGCAACCACCACAGCCTGCAGGTCTGCCGCTACAATATCAATGTCAAAGACCTGTACGGCAAGCAGCGCAATGAAGGATAAAATAGAATTCATGGTTGTGCTTCTATACCAAGGCTTCTTTTCTGTGTTTTGCATAATAGTATTTTTTGTTCGTTTGGATTTAAATAAATTTCCTACCCTATCAGCGGTGGCATCTATAACCTCACCAAAAGGGATAACCCGCTTCACCACATTCTTTACTTCTCGGCCAATTATTCCAACGGTCGTCTCACCAGCCAGCGTTGCTTTTACGGCCTTCCAAAAGTTGCTTTTTTTATCACTCCTTATCATTTCATGCGTCAGTGGCTTGAGCTGTCTTAAATCAGTAGCATTAAGATCCACGTCCGGAATCTTTTCCAAAATGGATACATTGATCTTGCCCGCAATAATACGGTTAAACTCTTCTGTTGTAATGTTCGGTATGTCGTCTTTACTATTCAAAATAAATATCCTATAAGTGCCTGGATTGAGGCTGCCGCTACGGCCGCCGTAAATCCTGAGTAAATGACAATCTTCGTTTTTAAATTTTTAAGCTCTTGTCTGTTCTCTCTGCGCTCTATTTCGGCTTGTATAATTTGAGACTCATTTTCATACACTCTGCTTACAAGTCCTTTGCCTCCTTTAGCGCCGAACTCTTCGTTGTCTTTAAGAATGCTCAATATAGATTTGATGTCCTTGCGGAGCTCTTTATAATTCCTTTCTGCTATTGAATCTTTCATAGGTTTCTATTTTAGTTCAAAATGTCCCAAATCATTAAAGGTCTGATCATGCACATCCATGTCGGAATCCCAATCACCGCCCCATCTCAGATCAATCTCTTTTTGTTTTGCAATAGTTATAATCACACCGGCAAGCAAATAAAAACGCTCTTCATCCTGCCAGTCAATCGGATAGGGTGCCAAATCAAAAGCTTCAGATTTGAAACACTCATTTTCTACATTATGTTTTGAATCCGGCCACCTTACTTTTGATAATCCCTTCGCATATTTTTTGCGCTGCTCTTCCTTTGACCGCTTGCCTGTAATAACTGTGAAATCCATTATATCAATGGCTCCACGGGCTATTTCCTGTAATTTTAATTTACACTCAGAAAGCTTATTCTCTGAGAACTTCGAAAAATGGTATGTCGTATCCTTGTTCATAATACACCTAATTCGTAATGTGATATTTCATTATTACCTATATCCTTAATCCGATCATAGCTAATTACATCATAATCAATGCCCTCAAAAGTAAAATTCCAGTTGCGGTGGCTTCTGTCAAAACTCGGGTGCGGATCAACAAAAACCATCCCCCGCGCCGTTACTTCTACACCGTCGGGGCCTGCTACGCGCTTGCTGCCAAATTCAAAGTAGCAGGTGACCGTAAAGGAATCGGCAACGGTTACATCTCCGGTATAATCAGTCTGCATCTTCTTTAGCGTCCCTGTTTCGGTTTGAAATTCATCAAATTCCATAACTCGGTATTTTAGCATCAAAATTACGGAGCTTGCTTTTCCAGCCATCCGGCCATTCTCTCCACGTCGGGATAACACCCGTCGCCGTATAAGAGCGTTTTGATAGGCTCTTGCTTTGAACCCCCTGCGGGTTGCTGTAGTTACGCAGCACCCAGGTTGTAATATCCGCTATCGTCCGCCTGAGTGCTTCTTGCAGATCACCGCGGCTATCGGTCGGGGTGGCTTGATCATAACCCACTAATCGAACTTTAATATCGCGATCGAGGGAGGCTCCGCTTTCATACTCAAAGAAATCGGCATAGGTAGCAAGCGACTGATTCTCGCGTTGCCTGAAATAATCAATTATTTCCCATTCTACCTGATCTACTACATTTTGCAGCTCGGCATCATCTCGGATGGAGCTATGCAGTAGACTTTGATCGGCGACAGTATTTATATCAAAAAAATCAGCCATTATTTGGGTACACTTGTACGATCATCATCGGCAATAAACGCTTCCCAATTTTCATCGGAGAAGTCATCTCGCTTTTCTTCCAGCTCTGCAATAGTATAGTTTGTTGAGGTTTTTTCTTCGCCGTCAACAATTTCGGCTGTATAACCGTCTTTGTCTTTTAAGTAATTATACTGGGATTCAGAAACGCCAGACCTGGTGCCGCTCGCATTCGTTATGATATATGCTTTTGCCATAGTGATAGGATTAGAAAAGAAGGGCCGAAGCCCCTCTAATTAAGATTATTGTATAGCTTTCAGATCTCCAAGTGCGGTTGGTCGGACTACTTTCCCGCCGTACACATGCAAGCCTTTCACGTAATCGCCAAAGGCTTTCTCGCGCCGTCCGGCTTCCGTCTTGACAATCTGATCGGCTACAGTAATGGCGCTGGTGCTTCCGAACATCAGGTGCCGCACATTTTCACTAACAGAGTCAACCGTTTCTGTGGCTTCCTGTACATTGTTGGACATATATACTTCAAATCCTGCGATCTCGCCGGTAAAACCGGTGCGCTTGGTGTCATCACCAAGCATGGATGCCGATGTGAAGTCGTCCGATGTGCTGAGTAAGGCCTTTTCATCAGGGCTGAGTACAATCCAGCGTCCCATAGATGGAACATCGTTGTTGTCAAGCAATCGGCCCGCTTCTACCATCTTATCATAGATGGTAGAGGATGTTAAGATTTCTGGGGGAATTACATTAGAAGCGTCGGCGTCGGTGTAAAAATTCAACACAAACTGATCCAGTACATCAGCAAGGGAATAGGAGCTTTCCTGCATGTAGCTTTGTACAAGCGGGATATTGGCCTGTGCCTGATCAACATCATCAGCTAAGAAAGCAAAATACTTCGCTTTGTCAATAATTAATGACTGGGTCGCAGAGGTAAGGCCCTGGAACGTAATATCCGCGCCGGTGTAGTCACCAACGTCGATGCTGTTAGGGGTTTGAATTTTCACGGTATCGCCTTCGCCGGTGATATCGCCTTGGTAATTTCTGTTTATGATATTACCGGCGACGTGGCTTTTTTTAAGGGTATAGAGCAGCTCGCGGCTCCAAATGGTAGGTTTAAAATTGTCTACAGACATAATAAATTAGATTAAATTCAGATTTAGATTAGCTCGTGATTCTGAATTTAACCCGTCGGAAGGCTGCTCTTTTTTTTATCGGGAAAGGTAACCCGCTCGACTGCTTAGCTCTTCACGGAATAGCTAAGCTTTGTATAATAGTAAAATCGTTAGTTCTCGGCCATGCTTTTTAGAATATCTTCTCGGTGCTCTTCGTACTGTTCATCACTCATGTTCTTCATATCTTCATCGCTAAATGATCCAATAGGGGTGTCGCTGCCGTTCTGGAACCCGCTTCCGCGTTGCCGCTTATCTATCAATAACTCCTTAAATTTATCTTTGTTACTTTCAAAATACTTGTTTGGGGTAATACGTGAACCGTCTCCAGCGACGGCGAATCCGTCGCCATCAAGCAAAGCCGTCTGCCCCGTTTCGGGGTCAACATCAAAACGATCGCCAAACTGTTTGATGACGAAAGCATCATCGTCTCCCATAAAAGACTTCGTGTATTGCTCTTTAAAAAGGCCGGCCGTGGCTTTCAGGATATCCGCTTTCTTGGAGCCGCTTTTTAAATTTTCGTTTGACTGCTTAAGGTTCTCAATTTCTTCTTTGAACGGCTGCGTCAACTGTTTGGCTTGGCTTGCTTTCCAATCTTCAAAATCTTCTTCGGTTTTGATGCCCTTGGGCTGCCCGCTGGAATCAAGATTGATCCCATATGTTGACAGTACTTTTTGCCGGTGATCTTCATCAGAAAGCAAATCCGCTTCGGCGTTGGACTTGGCGCGGCCAACTCTGTCTTTAATTTTCTGCTCGAGGGCGTCTTGCGTGAAAAATCCATTAGGCACGTTATCTTTGGAAATGAAATTCACGCCATCAGGGAGTTCTATCTCGGATTGATCTACTTCGTGGCTTTCGCCGTCGATGGAGACTTTTAATTTCATAATGGGAGTTTGTTCTGTGGTTGACGCTTGTAAAATAATAAAAAAAACGGCTATGTACAAAAG